GACACGAAAAATCGGACGAAGATCGCATGATTTTTTTAAGGAAGTGAGGACATGGCGAAAAAGACTGCGACTTATGACGAATTGCTGAAAATGGCAAAGAGTTACGGCGTGGATCAGAACGCTTTGTTCCTGGCTGCCGCGAAACAGTACGATCTTCAGCAGCGGGTGATCGACATGCTGCGGGAAGGGATTGAAGAGGGCGACCTGACCACGCAGAAGACCTACCTGAAGGGCCAGGCGAACGACTACGCGGCTCCGCTTGTGAAGGAACTGCCGAAACACAGCGACGCGGCGAACCGGACCGCCGGCACGATCCTGGACATCATCGTCAAGCTGGGGCAGAAGAAGGGGGACGACGATGACGACCCGTTCAACTGCGAATGATGGCATGAACTATATCTGGTCGTACTACCAGAAAATGAAGGACGGATCCGAGACGGTCGGGAAGTGGATCCGGATGTGGTACGAGCAGGTCATGGACAACCTCAGCTGCAGGGCGTACTTCTTCGACCAGAAGAAGGGTACCGGCGTGATCAACTTCGTCGAGAGGTACTGCCATCATCATGAAGGCCCGCTGGCCCCTGGGCTGATCAGCCTGGAACTGTGGCAAAAGGCTCTGCTGAATGTGGTTTACGGAATCGTGGACGGCGACGGCCACAGGCGCTTCCGGGAGATCGTACTTCTGGAGGGAAGGAAGCAGGGCAAGACGGCGCTTATGGGATCTCTTGGCTGCCATCACTTATTTAAAGATGGCGGATACGGGTCCCGCGTGTACGTATGCGCGCCCAAGCTGGAGCAAAGCCGGCTCTGCTACGAAGCCATTTATCAGACGATCCGCAAGGAACCAATGATGGACAGGATGACAAAGCGCCGGCGGACGGACCTGTACATCGAGAAGACAAACTCGTCCGCCCAGCCGCTGGCCTTCTCCGCAAAGAAGAGCGACGGCCTGAACATTTCCATGGGCATCCTCGACGAATTCGGGGCATGGCAGGGCGAGGCTGGATTGCGCCAGGCTGAGGTCGTCAAGAGCTCCCAAGGTGCACGGGAAGAGCCGCTGCTGTGGTATATCTCCACGGCGAACTTCGTGGACGGCGGCCTGTATGATGAGATCCTGAAGAGATCCACGGCGGTACTGAACGGAACCAGCAAAGAGAAGAGGCTGGCTCCGTTTTTGTATATGATCGATGATCCGGAGAAGTGGAACGACATCAACGAGCTGAGGAAGAGCCTCCCGAATCTGGGCGTTTCCGTCAGTGTGGACTACATGCTGGAAGAGATCGCCGTGGCGGAGGGCTCTCTGTCTAAGAAGTCAGAGTTTCTGACGAAGTACTGCAACATTAAGCAGAACAGCAGCCAGGCATGGCTGACAGCTCAGGACGTCGCAAAGTGCTTCGGCTATGACAAGACCCTGGAAGACTTCCGGCACACTTACGCGCTGGCCGGGATTGACCTGAGCCTGGCTGTCGACCTGACGGCTGCAGTCGTGGTGATTGAGAAGGACGGGATCAGCTGGTTCTTCACGCAGTTCTTTATGCCGGAGAACAAGCTGGAAGAGGCGACGGCCCGCGATGGGCTCCCGTATCGCATCTACGCTGATCGGGGGCTGCTGACGCTGTGCGGTGAGAATACGGTGGATTATCGCAAAGTCCACGCGTGGTTCCAGATGCTGGAGCGGGATTTTGAGATCCTGTGCCTCCGGACCGGGTATGACCGATACAGCGCGGCCTACCTTGTCCAGGACATGGAAGCGGACGGCTTCCAGATGGAGAGCGTTTCCCAGGGAAGCAACCTGACCGGGGTGCTGATCGACATGGAGGGCATGATTAAGGACGGCAGGCTCAGGTGTGCGAATGATAATGATCTGATGAAGATCCACATGCTGGACAGTGCTCTTAAGTTTGAGGACGGCACAAACCGTCGGCGGCTGATCAAGATCCAGCCGAAGGCACACATTGACGGCATGGCAGCGCTTAGTGATGCGATTTGCATGCGGCACAACTATTATGAGGAGCTGGCGTCTCAGCTCAGCAATGAGAGGTGAAAACGATGGGACTGATTGACAGGATTTTCGGCCGGACGCCGAAGAACGCGCCGGCGGGCGACAGGTTTCAAACCCTGACGGCCTATTCGCCCGTTTTCACCAGCTGGGGCGGCAAGATTTACGAATCTGAACTGGTGCGGGCTGCGGTGGACGCGAAGGCCCGGCACGTTGGGAAACTGCAGTACCGCATGGAAGGTACAGCCAGGCCAAAGCTCTACACGGCGACGAAGACAGCGCCGAATCCGTGGTACACATGGCCGCAGTTTCTGGAGAGGTGTTCCAACATCTACGACGTCCAAAATAACTTGTTCGTGGTTCCGCTGCTGGATGATTTCGGCGAGGTTTCCGGATACTTCCCGGCCCTGCCCTCCGGCTGCGAGGTGGTAGATAAGGGCGGAGAGGCGTACCTGAAGTACACGTTCATCGGCGGGCAGATGCGGAGCATACCGCTGAGGCGGTGCGCGGTGATCACGCGCCATCAGCTGAATGACGACTTTTTCGGCGAGAAAAACACGGCACTGATGCCGACCATGGAATTGGTCAATATGGTGAACCAGGGCATTATGGAAGGCGTGAAAAACGGCGCGACTTACCGGTTCATGGCCCAGCTGACCAGCAAGCAGTTTGACGAAGACCTGCGGAAAGAGCGGGAGCGGTTCGATCAGAACAACTTCCAGGGCGGAGGCGGAGGGCTGCTGCTGTTCGGGAACCAGTTCACCAACGTGCAGCAACTCAAACAAGAGGGCTACAAAGTCGACGCCGACCAGCAGAAGCTGATCCGCGAAAACGTCTGCAATTACTTCGGCGTCAGCGAGAAGGTTATCCGGAATGAGGCGACCGGCGATGAGTTGGACGCCTTTTATAATGGCGCGATCGAACCCTTCGCGATCAAACTGAGCGACGCGCTGACCCGGATGGTTTTTACGGAGCGCGAGCGGAACGGCGGGAACGCGATCACCTTTGCGGGCGATAGGCTGCAGTACATGAACATCGGCGCGAAGATCAGCATGGCCCAGCAACTGGGTGACCGGGGAATTTTGATGATCGACGAAATTCGGGCCCTGTTTAACTATGACCCGCTGCCGGACGGCATCGGACAGCACGTGCCGGCCCGCGGTGAGTATTACTTCGTGGACGAAGGTAAACAAGACGATAAGGGAGGAACGGACGATGAATAAGGAAGTCCGCAGCCTGGAGTTTGAGATCCGGGCAGAGAAGACAGAAGGCGCGAGGGCCGGCCGAATCACCGGCACGCCCATCGTGTTTAACCAGGTCACCGACCTGGGCTGGATCCGGGAAGTGATCGATCCGGGAGCACTGGACGATGCGGACCTGAAGGATGTGCGCTTCCTGGTTGGGCATGACACCAGCAGCATCCCGCTGGCCCGGAGCCGGAACAACAACGCCAACAGCACTATGCAGTTGAGCGTGACGGAGCGGGGGTTGGAGATCCGGGTGGATCTCGACATTGAGAATAATCCCCGGGCAAAAGAGCTTTATTCAGCCGTTGAGCGCGGCGACATTTCCGGAATGTCGTTCATGTTCACGGTGAGTAAGGATAGCTGGGAGGATCTGGAGAGCGACCAGCCGCTGAGACGGATAACCGCCATCAGCCGGGTGTTTGAAGTCTCTGCGGTTACTTTCCCGGCGTATGAAGGCACCGACATTCAGGCAGCCGCCGAAGACTCCGCACTGGAGAGTGCGCGGGTCTCGCTGGAGAGCGCAAAGGCGAAGCTGGCGGAAGACCGGGCCAAGGAAGCCGAAGAAGAGCGCCGGAGGGCGGTCCTGGAACGGCTGGAAAACCTGACGAGGGAGGTCAAACAGAATGAAGTTTGACGAGCTGAACGTGGAACAGCTGGAGGCCAGGCAGGCGGAGCTCGCCGGCATGGGCACCGAAGGCGTGACCACGGAGGATCTGGAAGCGCGGGCCGGAGAGCTGGAAGCCATTAAGGCTGAACTGGAAGCCCGCAGAGCCGCCGCTGCCGAAGAGGCGCGGAAGGCTGAAGAAGCTGCCCATGAAGAGGGCGAAAAGATCATCAAGGAGGAAAGAAAGATGAGTTTTGAAATCCATACCCATGAGTATCGTGATGCGTTCCTGAAAAAGCTGCAGGGCAAAGAGCTGACCGCTGAAGAGCGCCAGGCCGTGACCGCCACCGCGGCGATCCCGACGATCACGATGAATGAAATCGTGCACAAGCTGGAGCTGAATCCCCTGATCGCGGCTGTGGATGTCACCCACATCCCCGGCTATGTGTCCTATCCCGCTGAGAGCACCGTGAACGAGGCCAGCTGGGTGGCCATGGGCACGGCTTCCACCGACAGCGCCGACGCTATCGCGGCTGTCACGCTGGGCGCCTATAAGCTGATCAAGACCGTCGAGATCAACGCCGACGTCGAGGCCATGAGCATTGACGCTTTCGAGGCGTGGCTGGTTGCCCGTCTGGCGAACAAGATCGAGAAGGCCATTGACGCCGGTATCCTGAACGGCGGCGGCAGCACCTCTGGCGAATGCCTGGGCATCAAGACCACCAAGAGCACCCAGGATGGCACCTACACCAAGACCGGCATGAAGTGGGGCGACCTGACCAAGATCATCGCCAAGCTGCCCGGACAGTATCACAATGATGCGTCCTTCGTGATGCCTCCGGCCCTGTTCTTCGGCGAAGTGCTGGGCATGGTTGACAGCGCCGGCAACCGTGTTGTGGTGCTGGATCCTCAGGGCCAGCGGAAGTACAACATCCTTGGCTTCCCCTGCATCGTGGACGGCAACGCCGCGACCGACGAAGTGTACTTCGGCGACCTGAAAGCCTACAAGTTCAACTTCGCGAAGGCCATTGAGGTCAAGAGCAGCGAAGAGGCTGAGTTCCGGAAGGGATCCAAGGTCTGGCGCGCCATGACCCTTGCCGATGGCAAGCTGGCGGACGCGAACGCGATCGTTCGGTACATCCGCGCGACCTAATTAACCAACCGGCCCGGAGGGGAGCTGAACCCCTCCGGGTTTTCTGAATAAGGAGTGAAAACGATGAAAACCCTGATCGCGATCCCGTGCATGGACACGATTGAGACAAGCTTTATTGAGTGCCTGCTCGCTCTCCGCCCTGTTGGGGAGATTGAGATTAAGTTCCTTAAGGCCAGTCTCGTGTACGACGCGCGGAACCAGCTGATGCAGTTCGCGACGCAGAAGGGCGGATATGATTTTATCCTCTGGCTCGACAGCGACATGACATTCGAGCCGGATCTGATGGAACGGCTGATGGAAGACATCGAAGGCAAGCAGGCGGTGACCGGGCTTTGCTTCGGACGTCGTCCGCCATTCAAGCCGTGCATTTTTAAGAGCCTGACTGTGGAGCAGAACGGCATGGTGATCACGCCGCACTGCGACCCCTACTGGGATTATCCTAGGGATCAGCTGTTCGAGGTTGAGGCTTGCGGGTTTGCCTGCCTGCTGATGCGTCTGGATATGCTGGAAGCTATGGGGATTTACGGCGTCCCGTTCTTCCCACTTGCCGGGATGGGTGAGGATCTGACATTCTGCTGGCGTGCCAGAAAGCTTGACATGAAGTTCTACTGCGACAGCCGGCTGAAAATCGGCCATCTGATGCGCATCAGCGTTGACGAGGGCTTTGTAGACAACATTATCGAAGGGCAGAGAGCTGAGGTGATGGAGAATGCTGAAAGAAGCGAAGAAGGCGCTGAGGATCACCATTGACCAGTATGATGACGAAATCATGCGTCTGCTTGAGGCGGGCGCGCGGGATCTGGAATCTGCCGGCGTGGTGCTCTACGGCGAAGTGAGCTGCACGGTGGGCACAAACGATGTTGTGACCGACACCAGCAACCTGAATGATCCGCTTGAGAAGCAGGCAATTATCACCTACGCCATGATGCACTTCGGAAATCCGCCGAACTATGACCGGCTGCTGGAAAGCTATGAAACGCAGAAATGCCAGCTGATGCACACAACCGGGCACACGGACTGGGGTGAGGGCAAATGATGCGGGCTGATGTGATCTACCTGATCATGCAAACCCAAAAGACGCGCGGCGTGCACGATTCCTGGACGGAAACCGAAAGGATGGTCTATTGCACGGTCCGCAGCGTGACACGGTCCGAATATTACACAGCGCTGAATGCTGGGATCCAGCCGGAACTTGTTTTCGACCTGGCTCTCGCAGAAGAGTATTGCGGCGAGCGTGTTATCCGGTACCGGGACAAGATGTACAACGTGATCCGCACCTACATGACGGATGATGACGGCATCGAGATCACAGTTGGAAGGAGTGACGTCAATGGCGAATCCGACTGATGTGATCGCAAACCTAGTCACGCTGCTGAACCAGATCGAAGGACTGGACTTTGTGGAAGACGCCTGGGTAGAGAAAGCGCCGGACAATTACGGAGTAGTTGAGCTTACTGGCCAGATCGCTGCAGAATACGGCGACGGCCACGTGCTGGATCAGGCGTACCGGGTGCGCATCACGATCTATGTGACCGGCGGAAGCCACGCATGGATCCAGAGCGTCCAGAGCGTGCTGGACGGCCTCGACATCATTTACACCATGCCTCAGCGCGAATACCTGCAGGATATCAACAAGGTCAGCTGGGTCTGGGATGCCGAAATCCTCAGCCCGATAATCGGGGAGTGATCGCATGGCAAAGCAGACGTATTCCGGCTTTGACTTTGAGACAAAACTGCAGGCGCTTGAAACCGGGATAAGACGGCAGGTGACGCGGGACATGCTTTCGGCAGGTGCCAAGGTGCTTGTGAAGGAAATGCAAAACGCCATTGGACAGAGCCACCATGTTGTCAGCGGTGACATGCGGGCAAGCGTTGCACCGACTGAAATCGAGGAAGGCCCGGACGGCGCGTCCATTGAGGTCTACACGCAAGGCACCGACAGCCGCGGCGTCAGAAACGAGATGAAGAACGTGATCATCTCGCAGGGCTATTACTACAAAGGCTCCAGATCGAGACGGAAGAAGGATCCATATCTGAAGGGCATGAGAAAACGGATTGAACCACGTGTGCAAGCCGTCATGAACGAACAGATGCGGATCTCCCTGAAGAAGCTGGGCCTGATTGATTAACGGGAGGAAAGAAAAATGGCAGCAGTTACTTGCAAGTATTTCACTTTCGCTCCGGTAACCAGCGGCGGGGACGGATCCGCCATGGTTTACGCGGGCGGCAAGATGCTCAATGACTATCTGGCACAGGTCACGATCACGGAGAACCGCGGAAACGCTCAGGAGTATGCCGACGGCCACCTGATCGACAGCGAAACCATGCCCACGTCCGTGACGATGGAGATGGAGCTGGTGAACAACAATGCCGACATCATGGACGGCGTCCTGGGCCTGACAGTTTCCACCACGTCCGGATCCGAGACGGAGCTGGTTCTGAAGGACAGTGACGCTCCGTTCGTCGGTGCCGGCTGTGTCATCCAGAATCGGTTCAAGGGTGCGATCTCCTATACGGCCTACTGGCTGTATAAGACGCAGTTCACCAGCGGCGGCGTGACGGCAGCCACCCGGCGGGAGTCCACCGAATGGCAGCACGAAACGATCACCGGCACCAGCGTGGGTGTCAGCCTGTCCACCAGTGGCGACGGCACAAGCTTCTATGCGGTGCGGACCGGCATGGCGACCGAAGCGGCAGCCATTGCCTGGCTGAAGACCAAGGCGGGCATTTCGACCTGATCAAACGGGGAGGCGCTTCTCTGTTGGGAGGCGCCTCCTATTTTCTGAATAAGGAGAATTGAAAATGGGTAAGGAATCGAAAGCTTTCGTGCGGCTGAACGGCACGACTTATCGCCTGCGGTTCGACCTGTGGGCGCTCGAACAGATTGAGGATGAGTTTGGCGGCATCCGGGAAGTCTTTGAAAGGCTGTCTTCCGGAAAAAGCATGGTCAAGACGGCCCGCTCCCTGTTCAAGATCCTGGCGAACAGCCAGCGGAACATGGACGGCATGCCGGAGGACGTCACCGGGAATGAGATCAGCGCGCACATGAGCGTTGCGGAGCTGAACAAGATCAGCGAGGCCATGAAGGCAGCCATCACTGAGGGCATGAAGGCCGAAACTGTCAACGGCGAGGCTGATGACGAAGTCCACGACGGATATCGTGAGGAATACGAGCGAAAAAAAACGGAAGCCGGCGAGCAACCCGCGCAAGAGAGTTCTACGGGTACGCGCTGATCGCTGGCATCCCGATCAAAGAGGCCCGGAGGATGACGCCGGGCTGGATCATAGACATGTACAAGATCCGCTCCGATTATGACATGAAGATTAACTGGGGCAAGGGAATAAGAAAAACGACCGGCATGGTGTGAGGTGAGGGAATTTGGCCAGCAACGACGTAATCAAGCAACGGATCCAGCTTGAAGGCGAAAAGGAATACTCCAACGCGATTAAAAACGCCAACCGGAACCTTAAAACCCTCCGGAGCGAGCTGAAGGCCGAAACCGCGGAGCTTGGCAAAAACGCCACCGCACAGCAGAAGAACGAGGCCAGGGCAAAGAGTCTGCAGAAGCAGATCGCAGAGCAGGAAAAGATCGTCAAAGCCTGCCGGGACGCGCTGGACGAAGTCAAAGAGAAGTACGGCGACAATGCCGACGCTGTGGCGAAGTATGAGCAGCGCCTGAACAATGCCAGGACAGAACTGGCAAACATGAAGTCCAGCCTGGATGACGTCGGGGACGCGTTCAAAGGTGTCGAGAGGGACGCTGCCCTGGGCACCGTTGCCGCGCGGAGTTTCGCCGAATCCGTCAAGGATCTGGCCAATGTCGGGAGCACGGTCAGCGACGCCATCGGCGGGATCTTTACCGGCATGGTCGGAACGGTACGGGATGCTGTCAGCGATGTGTGGGTGGATCTGGTTGACCTCGCAGCAAAAGCTAACGACTGGATCGACATGGCCGGTTTCTGGAATACGGACGCCGCAACGATCCAGAAGTGGGCACATGCTGTGGGCTATGCCAGCGGATCCCTGGAGGATATCAGCGACATCGTTACTAGGATCAATTCCAAAAGCAACGATGAAATTATGGGCTTTACCAAAGTAAGCCGCGAAAACTACTCCGACATGTGGCAATATGCCATGGCAGTCATGGACGCCATGAGTAAGATGGACACCCAGAGCCGGAACGCTGCGGCGTTTGGGATCTTCGGGCGGAATCCTCAGAAGGCGCTGGATCTGCTGAACGACTGGGGCTCTGTTCTGGATCATCTGGATGAGTTTGACGTCAACAAGGGCGGCGTCGGCATGTCGGAAGAAGATATGGCCACCATGTCGGACCTGTATGACAAGGTCAATGGAATCAACGAGCTGTGGGAAGCGTTCAAAGACAGCTTCGAGGCTGGCATGCTTGGGAAAGTTGCCTTGGATCTTGCCGGGAATGCTGAGGGGCTGCTTAAGGGCCTGATTGACTTCTGGAACGCGGATAATCCGGCAGACCGCGAAAAGGCGATCGGCGAGATTGAGAAGAACCTGACAGAGTTTTTCGACCGGCTGGGTGAAGCGTTGGAAACGGCCATATCTTCCCTGGACAAGATCGGCGGAGAACTGCAGCAGAGCGACAACGGAATCGTCCGAACAATCGGCTCCGTCCTGCAGGGCATCAGCCAGGCTTTGGAATGGTTCACCAACACGGAGAACATCGACAAGGTAACGCACGCATTCGAGGCGCTGCTTGGCATTTGGGCCGCCGGCAAGATCACGGCAGCAATTGGCAATCTGGCATCCCTTGCCGGAAACCTTGCACTGATCAAAAGCGCCGGCGGACTGTTCGCCCTGTTCGGCGGAGGTCAGGCAGCCGGCACCGCTGCGAGCGCTGCTGGAACGGCTGCGAGTGCTGCCGGCGGCGCGACAATCAGCGCCGTTGTCGGGAAGGCGTTTGGCACGCTGGCAAAAGTCGCGCCTTATGCCGCCGGACTGGCCGTTCTGCTGGACCACAGCAACCACGGGGACGACGCTATCACAGACGCAAACGGCGAGCTTACAGAGATGGCCCGGAGCACCGGGTTTAAGATCGGCCCGAATGGCGAAGTGCAGGCGCCAAAATCCATCATGGATGACAACATCATCCACCTGGAGTGGCCACAGGATGAAAGCCCGGCAGAGGTGATCACAGAGGCACAGCGGGCCGCGCTGGAAGACTACTGGGATCTGATGCGGCGTGCGCCGGAGGATGACTTGGACAGCCCCATCTGGGACGAGTTTGATGAGATGTGGCCGGAGCTTCAGACGCTGTTCGCCGGAAACGAAGCGCTGCTGACAGAGCTGGAAAACCGGATGGACAATGCAGCCTGGGGCAATTCCGGTGACGACTGGCACGACTGGGAGAACATCCCGGCCAGCGTGTTTGAGGGCATCGGCACCGACATGAGCGGTGCGACAAAGAGCATGGATAACGCAAGCACCACAATTCGGAACCTCCCGAGCCTGCTGACCAACGCGATCCGCGGCGGCCTCAGCAGTGTGGTTGTGGTTTTGGACGGCGAGAAGGTCGGCACGCTGGCGGCTCCTTATGTCAGTCAGCGGATCGCGCGGGATGTGGTTTCTCCCTACTGATAAATGAGGTGATGACATGATTCTTAGCCGGCGCGTGGCGCTGAACGGAGTGCAGCTGGACAGCGTAGACGAGCGGATTATTATCCAGGGGATCGACGAGGCCGCCGGCAAGGAAGGCATCAGCGCGGTCAGCTTCGGAGGCCGGAGCGGTCAGCGGGTAACCAACCGGAGGCGGGACACGCTGGATATTACGGTCCGCTTCGGGATTAACATTCGGAGGACAGACATGGCCGGACGGGAGGCCGTCCTGGAAGCGGTGAACAGCTGGGCGGCATCTGGCGGAACGTTGACACTGTCTCACAAGCCCGGACGCCGGCTGGCCGTTGTGCTGGCTCAGGCTCCGGGAATGGGCAACGCCTGGGAATGGACAAATGAGTTTTCACTGGTGTTCAGATCCTATGCTATCCCGTTCTGGGAGGATGTTACTGAAACAAGCGCCGAATCGACAGGAACTTCTGCCAGCATTTCGGTTCCAGGGAACGTCGAAACACAGGCAAACGTCACAGTAGAAAACACAAGCAGCGGGACAATCAATGCAATGACAATCACGATGGTCACCGGCGGGAAATCCAAAGCGATGGCCTTTTCAAGCCTGGGACTCGCTGCTGGCGAGAAGCTTGTGATCGATCACAATACCAGCGGTCTCTTGCGGATCCGGATCCAGTCGACCGGCGGGACGTATCGAACCGTTTTGGCTGCAAGGTCGGATGAAAGCGTGGATGATTTCATTGTTACTCCCGGGACAGCACAGTGCCAGCTTACCATCAGCGGAGCCAGAAAGCTGACTGTAAGCACAAGGGGGCGGTGGCTGTGATGGTTTCATTCTATACTCCCAGCGGCTCTGCGCGAACGAAGCTGCAGCCGGAAACCATGGCCGTTTCCCTGGAAGAGCGGGGCGGATCCGTCACGATCACGGTACATGGGACGCTCGCACAGAGTGTAACGGTTGGCGACTGCGCAAAGATATCAAACGGTCCCGGAAGTGATGCGGTTTGGCGGGTTAAAACCATAGACAGCGACATCGTGACGGACACCGCAACGATCACGCTGGAGCACATGATTAACAGCCTGAAAGATTGGCTGATCCCGACGGAGATCGGCCCGGCGGACATGGGCGGCAGCTCTACCTCTGTCAGCGCGCATACGGCAGCAAGTTATGTGATCAGCTACCAGAGCACCTGGCAGCTGGGAGCGTTCGAGTTTTCCGGAAGCGCTCCCTTTGAGTTTAACGGTGACAGCCTGTTCGAGGCGCTGGAAACCATCTGCGGGACGCTGGAGGGCGCTGAGTGGGGCTATGATTTCAGCACGACACCGTACACGCTGAACATTGGCCCGCATGCGACCGTTCCGGCGGCGGAGATGCGGCTGGACCGGAACATCAGCACCATGAAAACCAGCATCTCGACGGCTGGGATGTACACGCGGTTCTATCCTATCGGCAAGAATGATCTGAGGATCACTGGCCGATACATCAGTAAAAACGAAAGTCTTTATGGCGTGATCTCCAAAACGGAGACGGACCAGAGCCTGGACACGGAAGCCAAGCTGATCGCGTGGGCGAACGAGCGACTGAGCAAGCACGCGGAACCTACGGTGACGATCACTATCAGCGGGCTTGAACTTAGTGAATCAACGGGCGAACCTCTGGATGCGCTCCGGATCAATAAGCTGTGCCGGTGCCCGCTGCCGTCACTGGGAACCACAATCACAGAGCGAATCACTAAGCTTCAGTGGCCCAATGTGGTAGCTGAACCGGAACGGGTGAACGTGACGCTGGCAAACACGCCGGAGGATCTGGCAAGCATTATCAGGAGCGATAAGGCCAGCAGCTCGAAGGGTGGGCGCGCAACTGCTAAGGACAGCGGGGAAAAGCACGCATGGCTTATTGACGAAAATGATCATGTTGGCCTGCTGGCCGAGGCTGTCGCCGGCGAAGGCGCGGATCAGGACTGGAGCCGTGTGGCCAGCGTCATGGTTGACGGTGAAGGCGTCCATCAGCGTGTCACAAGGACTGAGGGCGAAATTGTTACGGCTCAGGCGTCGATTGAGATCCTGGAGGACGAGATTGACCTGGAAGTGACGAACCGGACCAATGCGGACAACACCCTGAGCGGGCGGATCACGGTCGAGGCCGGAAAGATCACGCAGATCGTCTCCGCGGTGGGCGATGACGGCGAGGTGACGGCCGCCAGCATCTGCCTGGCGATCAACAACAGCACCGGTGAGAGCGAGGCCTGGATTGACGCTCAAAAGGTCTGGATCGGGGACCAGCGGAGCACCACCTACATCGCCGGCCAGCTGAGCGCGGACAGAGCGCGGATCACGACACTGGAGACGGATTACCTGCAGACGGCAAACCTCAAGGCCGAGATCGGTGATATCACCGGGCTGAAGGTGCTGGGTATCACGACGGACAACACGTCCGGGTTTGCGTCCTTCCCTGACATCATCGCATCACGGAGCCTGATGGTTGACGGCGTGAACTGCTACAGTCTGCCGGATGGCGTAAAAGAAGTCCAGCTGATCAATGTTACAGGCACGACCACCTACAAGCTGCAGTACCGAACGTATCGAAACACGGTAACCTGGCAGGACGCAGGGTCTTTTAGTTTAGCCGCTGCACAATCGTATCTGGGCACGTGGAGCGGCGACAACACCGGTGATACGGCCACGTACACGGTGATAGCAAGCCCGGGAGATGTGCAAATCGCACAGAGCAGCCTTGTGCTGCATATCAACAGTCAGGCGGCCTATGTGACGGATCCGAACGGAACCATCAGGGCCCGCGTGGACAACACCCAGTACGAAGCCGGCTGGATCGCGGCGGCGAATGCGGTTGTGGCTCCAGCAGCGGCGACCGGCGAGGTGCTGGCCTTTAGCGTTACGGTGCCGGCAAACACTGGATCAGGCGACACAACGACGGTTGATTTTGGCATTACGAAGGGAACGCCGAGCGCAAGCGGAGGCTTCGCGGCGGTTACCTATGGAAATCGGGTCGTGGGCCGGATCAGCCTGGACGACTGGTGGGACGGCGGGTTTGACGCAGTGAGCCTGAGTCAGGCGTGGGCGACCGGAGACACGGGAGCCAGTAACCAGCTGACAGTCAGCGCGGACGCCAAAACGGACGGGACGGTCAGGCGGAGGACGTTTTCACTGGGCCTGGAAGCCGCCGGGTGGAGCAGCGGGTCGAACAATGTCCAGCTGCGGTCGAATGGCAGCGTGGTTGCTCACCTGAGTGTGTCCATACCGGCCAATAGTACGGCCGGGTGGGCGAACGCCTATGTGGACGGAGACTACTACGTGTCCGGCAATCTGGGCGGCCGGGTGCTGAGCTACACCTTCAGCGGCAGCGAGGCATATAGAGCCGGCTGGGCTGCTGCTGAGGGAGGTTTCGACGCGCCTACCACGACGCCCGCGAGCCTGGGAGGCAGCGTGACCATCACCGGGCCCAACAGCACGGTGGACGGGACGCCGGTTCCGATCACATACACGCTGAGCGCGGACAGCAGCTATGTCTATCTGAAGTACGGCGCGAACGTGGTAGCCAGGACGGCAAACCCCGGCGGCGGTGCTATGGCCATCGGCACACCGACATGGGCGAACGCGCCAGGAAGCACAGGGACGTCCGTGACGTGGGGCACATCCAACACGGTGACCGTGCCAACGGCGGACGGGAACGACAGCATCAGCATCGGGCTGTACATGACCCAGGGCTCGACCTGGACAAATGAATGGATCCGGAACACGTACATCCGGCTTGACAGTGCCAGCGGGCGCTATGTCGCGAAGATGCCGGTGGATGCCAGCGGGGTCTACACCTCCGGGCACAATGCCGGACGAGACGCTGTGACCATCGCGGGCCTGACCTGGAGCACAGGGACCAACAGCAGCAGCACCAGACGGATGACCACCAGCACGAGCGGGCGCTATACAGAGGAGAGCACTTATCAATATGAACTGGTACTGAAGAACGGCAGCGACAACGACACCGTGATCCTGACCGTGGATAACGTGGACACGGCAGCTGCCGCAGCCCAGCGGATGGCGTTTACACACGGGCAGTACACATCAGGTTGGCGGGCTGCTTATGGCGTGTGGAGGGTGCCGGCGGCGGGGACGGCAGCGACGTGCACATTCACCTTCCCGGCCTACGCGAACAACACAACAACCACACGGACGTACACACTGAGTGAAACAAACACTTATTGCTATCTGAAAGATCCGAACGGCAACACGGTGGCCAGGATCACGAACGGGGCATATGACGCCGGATATACCAGCGGGTACGACATCGGATATGCTGCTGGGAAACTGGCAGGGTGGCAGGCGTTCTGGGATGACAAACCGGACTGGATCGAGGCGTGGGACGAAGGCGGAGGAACCTATTCCGTATGGACACCGAAGCGGGAGCCGCCGGACGGCTGGATCGGCGACGGAAGCAGCGCAACATGCGTAAAGTGGTTCGAGTATTCTACAACCGGTTCACACAGCCCAAGCGCAAGCGGTCTGGCACGTCAGTCTGTACAGGCTGGTGACAGCTTTATCAGTGGATGCCGGCACCTGTCAACACCATGGACGGAACCGAGCACCGGCGGAATGTACTATAAGTTCACAGTAACCTGCGGAGGGAGTTCTGCACAGTATTACTTTAAGGTCTGATGAAGGAGAGGGAGACAGTTATGATGATGGTGAAGCAGGGACGGATCGCAATGTTGTACACGCTGGCGGACAGGGTACTGAGTAAATACAGGTACCCTGGGAAAGAGGGGTATAACCTGTTTCTGTTCCGCAGGGAAGCACAGAAGATCAGCCAGTTTCTGTCAGAGGAAAGCAGGAAGCTGGTCGACAAGTACAAGCCAGAGATCCTGGGAGACGGCCGGCTGAAATTCAAAACATCGGAAGAGTGCACAGAGTACTGCAATGAGCGGGATGAGATCGAAGATATGGAAGTCGAGATCAGCACTCTTCCGATTCGCCTCCGGATACCGGAAGACTGTGAACTGTCGCCGGCGGACTTTGATCTGATGGACGGCATGATTGAGTTCTACTGGCCTGAAGAATCGGCAGATGTGCCGGAAGTAAAACTTGAACTGGTGAAGGATGGTGAGGACAATGGCAGCGAAAATGCCTGATTTCTACGTGGAAATGGCAGACGGAACGGAAGTAAACGCTGAGGCCGGATGCTCTGGCCGCGACCTGTGGATCTTCTTTAAGGATCCGAAAACTACAATGCAGAAGGCGCTGCAGACCTGCACTCCAGCAAAGACTGCTGCGGTGACTTACCATTATCCTGGTGGCAAGTTTGTCTATGAAGGTTATACGGCGGTGAACTTGGTCAGGGCGAACGACCAGGGACTGATCGACGTTCGGCTGAGGAAACCGACAGTATAAAAAACATTAACGGGAGGGGTTTGGAATGCGTTACCTCGACGTGACCAAAGGGCTGAACAAGATCGGCCGCCTTGGGGAAAACGAACACCGCACGCTGCGGTTCGGGGAGACTGCTGAGGACCTCGCGATGTATCCGAACGCCACGGTGGCCGTGCTGCATAAACGCAGCGGCGACGCTGTGGCTTATCCGGTGCCTCCGAGCCAGGTGCAGATCCAGAGCGGTGTGGTGTGCTGGACAGTGATGTCCGGCGATCTGGCCATGAAGGGCCGGGGGAAAGTTGAAGTCAACATTTACCAGGGAAACGTCATCGCAAAGAGTTATATCTATGATACCTTTGTGGATGACGCTTTGGACGGCAGCGGAGACGCTCCGGATCAGATCAGGACGTTTGTCCAGGAAGTGACGGAGCAGGCCAACCGGGCCGAAGCTGCGGCTGAACTGCTGGAGAATCCTGGAGCGGAGGCCATCACGCTGGCTCCCGGAACTCCGGCAACGGCTGAGTATGATGATGGCACGTTCCGGTTCGGCATCCCCCAGGGCGCGAAAGGAGATCCTGGAGATCCCGGCGAACCCGGTCAGGACTACGTTATCACGCCGGAAGATTACGACGAAATTGCCACGGAGGTAGCCAACCGGCGGGCAATCCAGGACAAGGTGGATGCTGCGGAGGACGCCGCCGATCTGGCCCGCGGATATGCCGAGGGCAAGCACCTGGACGGGACGGACAATACTTCGCTTATTGGCAATAATGCGAAGGAGTATGCTCGTCAGGCTGCTGCATCTGCGGATTTGGCACAGCGGACTGTGGACGATGCGGTGCGGAATATTGAGAATACAGGAGCAGAACAGGCACAGGCAGTCGAAGATAAAGGCGCGGAAGTGTTGGACAGCATCCCGGCGGATTATCAGGAGATCGCTGATGCTATTGACGCTGCCCCAGACGAGGTGACGGCTGCGGCGCTGATCGCCGTGCTGGAAAATGGAAATGCATGGCTGGACGGTGTGCTGAATGTTGCCGGGGATTTGATCGAGCATATGCCACAGGACGAAACAATTCAGCGGACGGTTGTCCTGTTGGCAATGGGAAATGACAGGCTGGAAACAATCTGTGACGGCGTTGAAGCCTAAAGGAGGATTGAGGTATGGCACTTATAACTAATGAGTCCCTGCTGGCTATCAACGCCGAGCTGGAACGGAAAAACAGACTGCTGATGCGGTTCGCAAACAAGTACGCCAGGACAAGCTGGCTGGATCTTCGCAACAAGGTTCGCGGCGGAACAATTGCGGAATACCTGGTCGTGGGCGACATCCTGCTCACCACCTACGCCTTTAACGGCACTGAGTACGAGATGCCATGGTTGGTTGTCAATATTAACCGCGAGGTTGAATGGGAGGATGGGACGAAGCATCCAGGGTTATTTCTTTTAAGCGAAGGCTCAACCATTCAAGATGTTGAGTTTGATGCAGCAGAGAATAATGTTGTTGATCTGGAACTTGAACCAAATGCTTTGGCAGGCTGGTATTATTGGGGACAAAACGGCAATCAGCAAACACGACTTAATGTTAATACAGGTGACCAACTTCCAACAAATTATAGCAAAATCGTGAAATGTATGTTCGACAAAGGAACCGTATTGAATAGCGGACTGTGCATATGGGAAGACAGTGCTGTACGTCAATGGTTGAACAGCGGAGCTAATAGAGGAGAATGGTGGGAACCGCAGCATTCGGGGGATTTGGAACCAAGTACATTATCAATATATGATGGATTTATGTTCGGTTTGGATCCTGATTTTCTCAATGTCCTTACACCCATCAAAGTAAAAACAGCAATCCCATCATTTGCAGGAGGTGGAACAAGTGTAACGCTTGATACATTTTTCCTTCCGAGCGTAGAAGAATTATACGGTATTCCGGAGACGCCGAACGTTGAAGGCCCGTTTTTGCCGTATTTTAAGGAGGTAACTGGTTTTACAACGCCAAGCAATACAGATACGGATGGAAGAGCTGCACATCCATTGAACAGTAGCAATCGGATATCGTTTTTTACAAGGAGCGCTAGTGAAAGCACTTGTTACGTTTATGCGGTTAATTCAAAAGGTGCAATTAAAAACGAATTTACTAATTATATCAGCACGCCGAGCAACAGAAAACACCAACGGGTGATGTGTGCAATTTCATAAATAGGATGGTGATATCAATTGGCAATGCCAAGAATTGTTCGTAGGACATGGCCCCTTGAAAAAGAGGGAGAGCTTAACCGAACTAAAGCTGAACTGGCACAGGCCACAGGAGCAGTGGAACCCGCGCCGTTTACGGCAGCGAAGACCTATCAGGCCGGGGAGGCTCTGAGCCATGCCGGACGGGTTTACATCGCGAACGTGGTCATTGTCGCCGGAGAGACGGTTAGACCCGGAAGCAACGTAACGGAAACCAGCATTGATGCAATCATCAATGCTCTGAATGAGAAGGAGGATTAAAACAATGGCAAGAGGAATTTACATCGTTGACGCAATCATTGTAGATGAAAATGGCACCTTTGGGCGGCTGGACGGCTACCCCAAGCAGATTGATTCAAAGAATTATGCCGGGGACGTGGACAAGGCCAGGAAGCGGGCAGAAGCGTATTTCGCTGAAGTTTGGAGCGGCTATTGCAAACGTGACGATCGCAAGAAGCAGACCGTGGTGCTGTACAGCATGGACGGTACGCTGATCGAGAAAAAGACCGATGGAACGCTGGATGAGTAAAAAGAGGTGTCGGGATAAATAAACCAAAGCGGAAAAGAGAACGCTGCCCAAAGTGCGGATATTACATCTCTCAGATTAACTGTGAAAAGGGCTACCCGGACATCAGGACGCCGCTTATCTCACAGAGGTGCATAAAGTGCAGGACGATCCTGCCGGGACGGTATCTTTATGGCTAATCGTAGTTAGTATTTTCCAATAATGCATTACACTGACGGTTTTCCACGGCTGTGGGGTGAAATAGCTCCGGGAGATAGGGGTGGATGTAATATGGTATCGTATATTCCTTCCGTCAAATGATCAAATTTAAATAACACTTTAAATTACAAAACAGGAAGTGGAGGAGCAGTAAAATGTACACTGCTGCGATTATCGCCGCACTTCTTGTTCCGGTTGGAATGTGGTTTTATGATCGCATTGAATACAGGCAGGAAGTGCGGAAGTACGGCAAAAGGTTAGCGGACGAAATCAGACGGCATAATTATTGACTGCTTCGCATAATCCAAATAATGCTGACTAGTTGATGGCACGAAAACGCCGCCCGGGAGCGATCCTGGGCGGCAAATATTTTGGTCGGAGGTGGTCAGGTGAACTCTGTTATTATCTTTTTCCTGGGCATGGGCATCGGGATCTACGGCGGGATCCTGATCGCCGCTCTCATGGTGGCCGGACACAATGGGGAGGATGATAGGCAATGATCAAAGCAGCGGACCTGATCGCGAAAGCACAGTACGTGCTGGACCAGAAATGGGGCTACATCTGGGGCACCGCCGGCACGATGTGGACGGAGGCCCGGCAGAAGGCGCTGGAAAAGACGACGGACGCGGACCGCAAGTCCTCCCGGGAGTACGGTGCGCAGTGGATCGGACACATGGTGACGGACTGCAGCGGGCTGTTTTCGTGGGCTTTCGCGCAGCTGGGTGGGTACATGTATCACGGCAGTAACACCATGTACAGTCGGTACTGCGTGAACAAAGGGCGCCTCATAAATGGCTTTAAGGACGGCAAGGAGCCGCTCAAGCCCGGCACCGCAGTATTTACCGGGGACGCTGTCAACCACGGCCATGTGGGCCTTTTTATCGGCGGGAACGAGGTAATTGAGGCCAGCGGCCCGAAGTCCGGCGTGATCAAGTCCAGGCTCACGGCGAGCAAATGGACGTACTGGGGCGAGCTAATTGGCGTGGACTACTCCGCCGGTAGCTCAGATGGATCCAGCGGGGAAAAGCCAGACACCCGGCCCACTCTCAAGCGGGGCAGCCGGGGCGAGTTCGTCACGCTCCTGCAGACAACGCTGATCAACCGCGGCTACGACGTCGGCCCGCTGGGTGCGGACGGAGACTTCGGGAGATGCACTCAGGCGGCCGTTGTTGCCTTCCAGCAGGCCAACGGGCTCGAAGCCGACGGAATAGTCGGCCGGCGCACCTGGGCGGCTCTGGACGCCTCTCAGAGCGTCCCAGCGGCAAGCCACTACACCGCCACCATCACCGGCTTGACCAAGGATCAGGTCACCGCACTGCTCAAAGCCTATCCAAAAGCGGATGTGACGGAAGAGAGGGGGTGACGGGGATGTCTGATGCTATAGTCGTCGCCCTGATCACCGGGGCCTGCGCGGTGATCGCCCAGTTGGTCGTGGCCAAGCTCAACAACGATAAGCTGTTCAGCGAGCTGGACAGGCGGTCGGAGCTGACCGACCAGAAGCTGGAAGCCAAAATCAACCAATATGCTGCAGTCACTGATACGAAATTGGAGGAGCTGACCAGGGAGGTCAGGGCTCACAACAACTTCGCGCAGAGAATGCCAGTGTTAGAGGAAAAAATAGCGAATCTGGAGAAAAGGAGCTGAATGAAGATGAAGCTGAATGACCGGGTTTACGATGTTCTGAAATGGGTCGTGATCGTGGTGATCCCCGCTCTGGCTACGGCCTATGTTGCCCTGTCTGGGATTTGGGGCTGGCCCTATGCTGATGAGATCGCGAAGACCGCGGCCGCGGTGTGTACGCTGCTGGGTGCGCTGCTGGGTATCAGCACTGCTCAGTATAACAAGGAAAAGAAGCCGCCTGATGTTTAGTGAGTGATAAGCCTGAGGTTTCGGCCTCAGGCTCTTTTTTTGTGCAATTCTATACGGTACACGGCTGTTGCAGAGTTCGGATATTGTACTGTTTGGCCTGCCATTTGATCATCATCCGAACTCAGGCTCTCCAAAGGGATCCTGGCGTTTCCTTCGACTTCGTTGACCACCAGTTTGATGTAATCATCGAAAACGTAGACGGCGTTGACGAAGGACCGGATGATAAACTCCCTGTGAACCGGATCCTCTCTATCCCCCGCTGCGAACCGGTGGAGGAAGAAGAGGATCCGTTTTTTGCTTAACAGCTGATCCTGCGAATACTTCAGCTCTTCGATGTGCTCCCGGAGCGCATCCGCCTGTTCCTCCAGAGACTTCAGTTTGACCACAGTGGTTTTGCTCCAGATCCGCTGGGCGATGGCGTCATTGAGGGCGTCAATCTGATCGTCCACCTCCTTCAGCTCTGCTTTGAGCGCCGGCAGCGGAGAGTCTGCGAGGCGCTTTTTTTGTTGCTCCATGAGTACATCCGCAATCCGGTCCATCTCTTCTGGGGTGAGAACGTGATCCATGATATAGTTCATCACGGTGTCTTCCAAATACTGCTTCGGCACACTGTGCTTATCGCAGCCCTTCCGGGCCTTGTGAGCCTGGCATGTGTAGTAATAGTACCGGGCGCCCGTCTTCGATGTGCCGCAGTCTCCGACCATAGCTGCTCCGCAGTGGCCGCAAAAAGCCTTGCCCGTGAGCAGGTAGTCCACCGCTCCGGTTTCGTAGTGCTTCGATGTCTTCTTCCGCATTTTCTGTGCTTCCTCCCATTCCTCGCGGCTGATGATTGCCGGCATCCCGCCTTCAATGCGGTGGCCGCTGTAGATGTAAACACCCGTGTACCGCTCATTCCCGACAGCATTCAGCACGCCGGAAAGCGCCCATTTGTGCCCGCGTGCGTTTGTGACACCCTGGCCGTTGAGCTGCTTGGCGATGTTCGCAGCGGACCACCCAGCACAGTACAGGGCGAAAATCTGCCGTACAATGGCGGCTTCTTCTTCGTTAATAACATAGGTGCCGTCAGCGGCGTGCCCGTAGCCGTACACCCGGTTTCCGTTCCAAAGGCACTTTCTGGCGTTGTCGGCGAGGCCCCGGATCACGTTCTCGCTGAGCGTCTTGGAGTACCATTCCGCGGTGGCCTCCAGCATGCCCTCCAGCAGGATCCCGGCGGAGCCCTCCGGGATTGGTTCCATTGCGCTCAGAACACGCACGCCAGCCCGTCTGAGATGGCCTTTAAACACGGCCGCGTCTTCCCTTGACCGGGCGAAGCGGTCCGTCTTCCAGACGATTACAACGGCAAATTTCCCGGCTCTGGCGGCATTCATCATGCGGTTGAATTCTGTACGGGCTTCAATGTGCCGGAAGCCAGACTTGGCATGGTCGGCGTATTCGTGCACAATGGTCAGGCCCTGCCGGCGGGCGTACTCTCTGATATCCTTCAGCTGCTGCTCAATGGAGACATCCCGCTGGCCGGCAGAGGAATAACGGGCGTAGGCCACAGCTGCGGTCGGGGAACACTGAGGCGCTGCTGGTTTCTTCATGATACGATTTCCTTTCTGATGACACTTTATCGTTTCTTAGGAAACATATTCTTTGCGATTCTCGCCTGCTGCATGAGATACGCCTGTCCTTCCTGTGTGAGCGACTCATAAATCTTTCCGAGTTCAAGCACATCCTGATGCTGCTGGTCACGGATCTGCTGTTTGGTTTTGTTTTCCTGTATGTTCGCATCCAGCATGGCGATAACATCCGGGTGGAAGGGCCTTGTAAGGTTCGGGAGCTTCATGCCATTCTTCATGGCAGATATTCCTTCCGTTAAGTTAATAACAACAGGCGCATCGTCATCCAATTCGGCGAATAATTGGTCAATCGTCATTCCAACCCCGGCTGCTATGTTTTTATATGTTTCAATGGAAAGTTCAATCGGTTTTTTGGTGGCCGGGTTCATGTTCTTTTCCAACATACTTACCAATGAATTGGATATATCGCAACGCCTTGCCAGCTCTCTCTGGGATATTCCCATTTTCTTTCGGTACTCTTTTAACCATTCGCCGATTTTCATTTTCAGCCCCTCCTTGTAAAGAGGATTTTACATTATTGGCCGGCGTATGTCAAATTTATTTTCCAAAATTCGTAAAATGGACTTGACACGGCAATTCGCATAGAGTATTATGTGCGTGTTAAATTCATTTTACACAGGAGGGAGGTGAAAAAAAGCATGGGATTCAGGCTGAAAGAAGTCCGTGAAGAAAAAGGGATGAGCCAGGAAGAGCTGGAAAAGGCCAGCGGGATCAGTAGACAGACCATTTCCTCGATCGAGAACGGGAAAACGACAAGCGTAATGAGCGGGACTCTTGTAGCTCTTGCGCGGGCCCTGGGGACAACTGTGGACAAAATTTTTTTTGACGATGCTGTTTAATGGATTAAACAGCGAACCAGAAAGGAGAAACAAAATGTACGAAATCAAGATTTTTAACAACGAGCAGTTTGGTCAGATCCGCGTGATCGATCAGAACGGAGAGCCCTGGTTCGTGGGAAAGGAAATTGCAACAATTCTCGGTTACAAGAATCCGCAGGAAGCCATTCGCACCCATGTCGAAGACGAAGACAAAGGGATGAGCGAAATCCTCACCCCCGGCGGTAAACAGATGATGCCCATCATCAATGAGTCCGGCCTTTATAGCCTGATCCTGACCAGCAAGCTTCCGGCTGCGAAGCAGTTTAAGCACTGGGTCACAAGCGAAGTTCTCCCCGGCATCCACAAGCACGGCATGTACGCCACGCCCGAAACTGTAGAAAAGATGCTTGGTGATCCTGATGTGATGATCCGCATCCTGCAGGAGATGAGAGACGAGCGGGCCCGCCGCGTGAAGGCGGAGGAAAAGATCGCACTGGATGCGCCTAAGGTTCTGTTCGCGGACTGTGTGTCCCAGGCCGATAACGAGATCCTGGTCGGAGAGCTGGCCAAGCTGCTGAAGCAGAACGGCATGGACATCGGCCAGAACCGGCTGTACGACCGGCTGCGGACCGAAGGCTACATCATGAAGGGCAGCACCGTCCCGACCCAGCGCGCTATGGAGCTTGGCCTGTTCCGGGTGATCGAGCGGAGCATCGTCCAGCCGAACGGCACGACCCGGGTAACGCAGACCACAAAGGTCACCGGCAAGGGGCAGCAGTACTTCGTGAACCGCTACATCGGCAACGGAGGGAGCAATGGCTGACATTCAGGTCACAGAGTGCACAATGGCCCGCGTAAAACCTAATTACGCGGCCAGTGCTCCGGGCCTGCTGGAAGCCTGTATGGCGTTCTGGGCGGACCCGGAGCGGGAAGTGGAATATGAAGCCTGGGAGAGGGAGGAAAGCGAGAAATGGAAAAGTACCGCACACTGAAGACGGCCATGGGCCGGAAGTTTCGCGTCAAAATGACCCCCGGGGAGATCGCCGACAGGTGGCTCTACCGGGCAGCGATCACCCTGGTGCCGGCAGCCTGGCTGATCATCGCCTTTTCGCTCTGGCTGCGGGGGTGACGGTATGGGAGATAGCTACAAGGTTCTCCCGCGCCCCGATCGGATCAAAGCGACTTGGGAGCGGGACATCGGCAAGTATCCGGACACCATCACCGTCGAGATGAGCGACGGGGCAAAGGTCAAATATCGGCTCGATGTGGAGCAGCCCCACCCGTGCTTTGAGCGGGCTATGGAGATCATCCGCGGTTACCCGCCAACCTACGGACGGCATGAAAAAAGGCCGTGACCGGTGGCACGGTGCACGGCTGTTTGAAGGAGAATACGTGATTATTGTATCACAGAAGGAGCGAAAAATGAATCACATTTATTCTGACACTGAGGTTCGTAACCTCATCAACAAGGCTGTGGTCGGTGCGATCAGCGAGGTCATCTACGACCCGGACAAGCATCCCAAGCAGGACCAGCGGGTCATAATCATGGGCATTATGTTCTTGGCCACCGAACTGGACGAGATCCTGGCAGAGGAGGGACGGAAAGATGGATAAGGGCAGGCTGACGATCAAAGATGTCGACACGGGCTTTTTTACCGTGGAGCATACCATCACCGGCTGGAGTGACGACGAATTCGCCGAGCTCTGCGGGATGCGTACCGACGAGGCGCTGCAGTGGATCCTGGCCGAGCTGGATGAGCGCAAGGCCGGTCTGGGCACCGCCTGGCACAATGGCTACGGCATCCACAGATGCAATATCAACATCGCCCGCCGCGCTGTGATCATCACGACCGGCAAAAGCTGCTGCTGATTGGTGGTGGAGTCGTGGACAAGCGAATTGGCCGGGATGGTGACGGACGATGGGCCCGTAGCGTGCGGCATACACCGCTGCCGGCAGAGGCCGAAAAGGTGCGGCGGTGGATTAAACGGACGATACAGAAGAAGCAGATCACACATGACGATCTGTCTCAAGCGGCTGGAATCTCGCTGACCCAGTTGAGCCGGATCACCGCCGGGTGCTCCGAGACGAAGATAAGCACGCTGGTCAGGATCGTCGAGGCGCTGGGCTACAGGATGGTGTTTATTCCGGAGGACAAGATCCGGGAGGCCCGGGAGCGGCAGCAGTAGTTAACATTTTAGGAGGAATGCGAAACATGGATAGGGCGGGAGTAACGAAGAAGACGGAAGAGTTAAAGAAATTGATTGCGGAGCATCCGGATTATCCGATTGTGGTGCTCGCGGGCGAAGAAGCAAATTCTGGAGATTATAGCTGGATGTATTGCTCTGACATCAGTTTTGATGTCGGGGAAATCCTGGACGCTGAATATTACGACTATAACGATGCGATGATCACGGACAGGGATCGGCTGGAAGAGATTGTCGAGGAAAGGCTGTTTGACACCGGGCTGGAGGGAGAAGAGCTGGAAAAGGCGATAAAAGCGAAGATTGCGGAGCTTGAGCCGTACTGGACGGACGTGATTGCGATCTATGCGACAAACTAAGATGGAGGAATGTGAATGAATGCTGACAGCTGCATTCAGACGGTTGAAACATTAAGACGGATGGCCCTGAATGTTCGTGGTTTAATCGATGTAGTTGATGATACGAATTGCAACGAAATCATAACCTTGCTGAAAAGGCAGATACCTGCAGAGCCGATAAGGATGCACCATGTAGAGCATAGGCAAACGGACAATTACAGGTGTCCAAAATGCGGGGACGATGTGTACTTTGAACAGCGTTTTTGCGAATGCTGCGGACAGGCGGTGAAGTGGGAATGAAAGAGATTATCTATGAGGAACGGCAAATTACTTCTTCTGACGGTTCTGTGGTCGGGGTTCATCGTGTGCAGAAGCAGGAACTTGTCCTGTGCAAGGATTGCAAATTCCGTCAAAGCAGGGTTTCCAGAATAATTGACAATAAGGTTTGTTACTTTTGTGAGGTGGTAAAAGGCTACAAGCCACCTGAATGGTTCTGCGCTGACGGAAAACGGAATAGGAGGAATGAGAAGTATGACAGTTGATCAGCTTATCAAAAGATTGGAAAAGGTAAAGACCAAGGACGCAAATGTTGTTATCCTGACTGATTACAGGAACGCACACACTCCATACCGATTTCCAAGCAGAGTAGTTGTGGAGCACGATATGGAAACAGATGATGTGGAAGTTGTCATCGAAACGGACGAAGGCTGATAGGAGAAATGCGAATGAACCGTAGAAATACATTCATACCATTAGATATTCAATGTTTCTGGTGCAATGGTCAAGCAGATAGAGGAACGGTCAATTCTGGTACGCTCAACGCCGTAACTTATTTTTGCACGCGATGCGGCGCGGTATCACACTTCGCGGTAAATGACAAGCAGAAAATAACAAGCATCGAGGTTGAGTATAAATCGACAGACAAAGGAACATAATAGGAGGAATGAAGATGCTAGACCGTGAGAAGGTTATCAAAGCGGCAGAAATTTGTCTTCGATATATTGATGATGGGGATTGCCCAACAGAATGCCCGTATTTTGATTTATGCACCCAATATGAAAAAAGAGTTGTATTTCAACCGCTTATTCGTGATTCCCTTGCCCTGCTGAAAGAGCAGGAAGCGGTTGAGCCAATACCGTCAACAGATGATTCCGATTTGTGGCGGTGCGGTTATTGCAATAGTCAGATTTTCAGATGCACACATCAGCGGTTTTGCCATGAGTGCGGACGGGAGGCGAAGTGGGAATGATCAAGGAATACATTGTGGAAATCACTGATGAGGTGATGCCCTATGCGTTTGAGCGGTTTGAAAATGAGTATGCCCCGGAGCAAGAACTTATCCGGTGTAAGGATTGCAAATTCCGGCAAAGTGGGGTTATCAGAATAATTGATGGTAAAGAGTGCAATCTTTGCGAAGTGGTAAAAGGCTACAAGCCAGCAGATTGGTTCTGCGCTGACGGAAAAAGGCGGAGGTGGTGAAATGGGATGAGTGAAAAGATTGAGTTCATCGAATCATACATCAAGGTTCAAGGTGGCGATTATCAATGGAACGATAATCACGGGGAACTCATCCGGTGCAAGCGCTGCAAATATTATGACGAAGAAAGAGGAACCTGCGCTAAAAATCATGTGCATGGGGATGCCGAAACTTGGTTTTGCGCTGATGGAAAACGGAAAGATTAATCAGCATAAGGAGCGGAATATGAACTAAGTAAGGAGATGAGCAAATGACATTGTATGAGATTGACGCTGCGATCCTGGCCTGTGTTGACCAGGAAACGGGTGAAGTCATTGACGCCGATGCGCTGGATGCCCTACAGATGGCGCGGGACCGCAAGATCGAAGGCGTGGCCCTCTGGGTGAAGGATCTTCGAGCAGAGGCTGAAGCCATCGGGAATGAGGTCAAAAACCTGACGGCCCGGAAGAAGGCAGCGGAGAACAAGGCCGAACGACTGAAGCTCTGGCTGGGCTCTGCGCTGGAGGGCGAAGTATTCAAGTCCAGCCGGGTCCGGGTGAGCTACATACACAACACGAAACTGAACGTTCCGGATGAGCATGGGCTGGTTGAGTTCCTGCAGACGCTGGAAAAGCCGGAGCGGTTCCTGCGGTTCAGTGATCCAGAGATACGAAAGGACGAGGTTAAGAAGGCCCTGAAGGACGGATACATGATTCCCGGCGCGGAGCTGGAAGCGACGGAGAGCGTCGTGATTAAGTGAGAAAGGAGGCAATAAATTGGGGATTCCAGTTTTAATCATCGGAGAAAGCGGCAGCGGGAAGACCTACGCCATCAAGGGCATGGATCCGGAAAAAGTCGGAATCTTCATGTGCGAAAAGAACCGGCTGCCGTTCCGGAAGCAGTTCAAGACATATAAGGTCAAGAACATGATTGACCAGGAGAACCGGATCATCAGGCAGGGTCAGGTCATCTACATGTTGCTGAAGCATCCGCGGAATCCGGATCTGAAAAGCTATGTGATCGATGACAGCCAGTACATCATGGCCAATGAGTTTTTCGACCGATCCGCAGAGAAGGGTTATGACAAGTTCACGGACATCGGGAGCACATTCCGGAATATTGTCCACCTGGTTAACAATGAGCTCCCGGATGACGTGATCGTATACTTCCTGCACCACCCGGAGATCGATATGAACACTGGGAAGCAGAAAGCAAAGACCATTGGCAAGATGCTGGATGAAAAATTGACACTGGAAGGCTGCTTTGACATCGTGCTCTTTGCCAGGACAAACGGATCTGAGCACTGGTTCGACACCCAGAGCAGCGGGATGGACACCGCGAAAAGCCCGGAGGAAATGTTTGATGGACGGATCCCGAATGATCTTGCGATGGTAGACGCGAAGATCCGGGAATACTATGGGATTTAAATTTAAGGAGGATATAAAAATGAAACCTATTGCTGGATTTAAGACTGAGGCCCCTGCTACTGGTTACCCGATGCTGCCGAAAGGACTGTACGTTGCTGCCATCCAGAACGTGAAGGTTGAGGGCAATGAGCCGGATCAGCGGCTTGTCCTCCGCCTGGACATCATTGATGGCGAATACGCTTCCTATTACACCAAGCGCTACAACAGCGAAGCCAATTCCGGCGGACGCTATGAAGTGAAGTATAAGGGCGACTTCCGCATCCAGATTCCGGATCAGAACAATCCGAAGCGGGAGCATTTCGACTGGGACCTGCGGGCGTTGAACAATGCCATGTGGGCTATTGAGGACAGCAATGACGGATACCACTGGGACTGGAACGAGGCGAGCCTGCGCGGCAAAATCGTGGGCATCAATGTCCGTCAGGGCAGTTTTAATGGCGTTCCCTACACCACAATCGGACGCCTTGAAAGCGTGAAGATGCTCCGCGAAGGCAAGTGCAAGCTGATGAATGACATGAAGCCGCGTACCAGCGGTGATCAGAGCGGATCCCAGGGGCCTTCAGCTTCCGCTCCGACCTTCACTATGGTAGATGAGGAAGTGCCGTTTTAATGGTGCTTTATGAGGATACGCGCCAGCAGGCCGGAAAACATCGGAACATTCACGCCTACTGTGCTCAGCGCGGGATCCGCATTATCCGGCAGGCTCTGAACGTTGGCGATTACCAGATTGCCGGCAAGGGCGATATCAGCGTAGACACCAAGCAGGGCGTGCTGGAGATTGCAGGAAACGTATTCCAGGATCACGCAAGATTCCGGGATGAGTGCATCCGGGCAAAGGATTGTGGGATCCAACTCTATGTGCTAATTGAGGAAACACTGCCAGGAGGCCGTCTGGACAGATGGCGGCCTCCCATTTCATGGAACGGTCGCCCGGTTGCCCGATTCGATCCGGCGATCCTCAGAAAGGCAATGATCACCATGCAGCAGGAATACGGCGTGCGCTTCCGTTTTTGCGACGCACGAAGCACAGGGAGAATGCTGATTGATTATCTGACAGGAGAGAGATTCTGATGATACGACTGTCTCAGAGTGAAAGAGCCATCTGGACGGATGCTTACAAACTGCACGAGCAGTTCGTGGATCTGAAGAACACTGACACGGATTTTGAACGTCTCTATGCGGCGCTTCTCAGATTCAACAGCGCACACGGAGACACGCCACTTTCACGGTGCCTGGCTCTGGCACTGATTGACTATTTTAACGAAATTGCAAAGAAGGAGGCAGTAACTTGATTCCACAACCTGGCATCAATCACGATTATTATTCCGCGATAAACAGCTCCAAGTGGGCTAATGAAACCCGCCCGGCCATTATCAGGCGCGACGGCGAAAAGTGCCGGATCTGCGGGAACACGAACGATCTGCAGGTGCACCATATCCGGTATCAGAACGACCGCGGAGAAAACGATTTTTTCAATCATAAGTGGCTCGTTACCCTGTGCAGACCGTGCCACAAGATCCTTTCAGATGCCGTCGAAAAAGCGAAGGGTACAAGGATTGAGGTTCCGGCGTTTATGGTCAGGCCGGGATTCAACGCAGCCATGCAGATCGAAAACAAGATAAAGCACGCAGCGTACCTCTCTGAATCCGAGCTCGTTTCGGACACGCTGTTTGAACTCTGGATGGGATCCTTAAGCCGGCAGCCGATCAACATGAGAAGCCTTGCCGTTCTGAAGCCCATAGGACAGATCGTCGTGGATACCATCGAATATCAGGCAGGAATGACGGCTATGGGATATGGCGTGGCATTTGTCGAGCGAACAATCGTCAAGATCACACAGTATCTTGCCGAAGCCTACAATCACTATATGAGTGAAGGTTTCGGAGACGCCTGGTTCCAGCGTGAACACGGCCTGAACTCCGCTCAGATGGCAAAGGTCCGGAGAAACGCCGGGCGGCTTATCAGCAAGGGAGTTATTTCAAACGCAGAAGTCTTCCGCAAGGGAGCGGGTGCCAGTGGCTGAGCGAAATGCTAATGGATTTATCACCCTCGACAGAACGATTCTCCAGTGGCGGTGGTACACCGTTCCGAGCACTGCTCATCTGTTTGTCTACCTCATTCTTAGGGCGAACCATGAGGACCGTGATTTTATGGGGATCACGGTCCATCGCGGGGAACTTATAAGCAGTTTGAAGCACATAAGCGAAGATACGGGCCTCTCAATTAATCAGGTTCGGACAGCAATAAAACACCTGATTAGCACAAGCGAAATCACAAGCACCTCGACGAACCGCTACACGTTGATTTCTATAGTGAATTATGACCTTTATCAGAGCGTGACCACAAACAAAAGCACAAACAGATCACAAACAAAGCACAAACAGATCACAAACAGATCACAACAAACAACAACTAACAACAATGTAACCACTAAGAACCATGAGAACAATGTTTGTGTAACACCCACACTCGCGGATGCCGTTGCGTATTTTTCCGAGCGAAAGCGCAGCGAGGCAGACGCCGGGAAGTTCTACAACTATAACCAGGCCCGTGGCTGGAAGATTGGAAAGAACAAGATCATGGACTGGCATAGTGCAGCTGACATGTGGATCGCTGAACAGCAGGACGTCAGCGCCGGGAACATCCAACAGGAACAACCAATGGATAAGGAGTATGAGTAATGGCTGGATTTGTGATTGATGAAAACGAAATTAGGAAAGCCATCTCAATCTTTCATCCGGACGGGCGGGAGTTTGAAATCAGATTGGTGGAGGGCAAATGGAACTCCGCCGGCGTGTTTAACAATGCCGACACTCTGATCGATGCTCTTCGCTCCGCCCGGATCCGGCCGGGTGCGAACGTCTATATGACACTGAACCGGCTGAATGATGCCTGTTACGATCGGAAGCACCGGGACACGTTTATCGAGTACATTTCGCCAACAGTCAGCGACACCGACGTCACTGGGTACGACTGGCTGCTGGTTGACGTGGATCCGAGACGGCCCGCCGGAACAAGCTCAACAAAGGAGCAGCTGCAGGCATCCAGGGAAACCGCAAAGCGGATTTATTCCTGGCTGAAAGAGCGAGGGTGGTATGACCCGATTGTCGGGCACAGCGGAAACGGCACGCACCTGATCTATAAAATTGGGCTGGAAGTGACAAAGGAGCGGACGCTGCTGGTCCAGAACACGCTCCGGATCATTAACATGTTCTTTGCTGATGACAGCATAGATATCGACCTGACAACCTTTAATCCGAGCCGAATCTGCAAACTCTACGGCACGATAGCCAGAAAAGGCGCACACACGGAGAAGCGTCCACACCGGATGAGCAAAATCTTGCAGGTCCCGGAACGGATCGAGAAGAATCCGGCCAGCTATCTGGAAGAGTTGACAGCCCAGTTGCAGCAGGAAAAGCCGCAGGCGTACAACGGCTATAATCCCGGATCGTTTGACCTTCAGAAATGGATTGATGACCACGGAATTGAGGTCAGCGAAAAGCAAAGCTGGACGGGTGGAACAAAGTGGATCCTTGATCATTGCCCATTTAATCCGCAGCACAACCATAAAGATGCCGCAATTATCCAGACCACCGACGGGAAGATCTGCTATAACTGCTTCCATAACAGTTGCGCGGATAAAAAATGGAAGGAGTTCCGGCAGTTCTATGAGCCGGACGCCTACCAGCACGATGTCGTGCCGGCAGTGCCGAACTACATGCTGACAAAGCCTGCCGACTTTGGAAAAGTCAAAGAAGACTTTAAAAATGCCAGGATTCAGGAGTTCCGGAATCAGCCGGACGGGCCGGTATTCAGAACAACGGAAGAGATTCGGGCCAGGGTGGTGCCAAACGAAGCGCACATCATGACCGGGATCCGCCGGATTGATGAGCAGATGATCGGCCTGAAGAAGGGCTATGTATCGGTTCTGAGCGGCCTCAGATCTTCCGGGAAAAGCTCCATTCTCAGTCAGTTGGTTATCCAGTGCCGGGAGCAGGATCTGAAGTGTGCTCTGTTCTCCGGAGAAATGAGCGACAAGCAGTGTCTTAAGTGGCTAACGCTGCAGGCCGCCGGAAAGGCTCATGTGCATGGCACAAAGTATGAAATGGTCTACTATCCGAACGATAATGCAGCGGAGGCAGTTTCCAAATGGCTGGATGGGTATGTTTACGTTTACAACAACGATTACGGTAACCAGTTCAGTAAGATGGAAGGCCACCTGTCCAGGGTGATACAAGAGAAAGAACTGGATCTGGTTCTGATTGATAACCTGATGGCGCTGAACATCGAGGACATGGACCGCGATCTGTATGTCCGGCAGACTAAGTTTGTGCGGGAACTTAAGAAGATCGCCCAGGGGCTGAACGTGCATGTGCTGTTTGTGGCTCATCCCAGAAAGGCGAGCGGTTATCTACGAATGGACGATATTTCCGGAAGCGGTGATCTTAGTAACGCCGCCGACAACGTGTTTATCATTCACCGGGTGGACGCCGATTATAAGAAACTGACACAACAATTCTTCCAGTGGAAGTCTGACAATGCTCTGTACCGGGCCGATAACGTGATTGAGATCTGCAAGGATCGCGATTACGGGAACAGAGATGTGTATGTTCCTCTGTACTTTGAAAAGGAAACGAAGCGCCTTAAGAACAGCGCTGCAGAGGCTTTGCACTATTCCTGGGAAAAAGATTTCAATCCGGCGGATGAGTTTATTGAAGTGCAGCTGACTGATGAGGAGCTGCCATTTTAGGAGGTGGGCGTAATGACCGACTGCCCGTGCCGGGGCTGCGAAGACCGGCACTTCGGGTGCCACGCTGAATGCGAACGATACAAAAGCTGGAAGACAGAATACGAAGAGACAACCAGGGCGCTCCATGACGAATACGCCTACAACGGCAACGACCGGAATCGAAAGCGCTACTGGTCCTGGCTGAAGAGGGAGCAGAGACGATGAAGAAGAGAGAGAAGTACAAATTGCCGCCGGAGAGCTGCGAGCGCCTCAAACGCACGGAGCTGGTGGCGATGAAGCTGATGCTGGCACATCTGAGCACGGCCGCTTACTGGTTGGACGACCTAAAGGAGCGCTTCGAGTGCATCCCATACGGAAAACAGCGGGCAGCTGCAGCAGTAGGCATGCTGCGCTCCATCTGCGACGATGTGTCCGGGACGATCCCGGAGAGCCAGCTAAAACAGCTGTATGGGACCATGAAAGACTATGATTTGAGGCTGCTGCCGAAATTGTCGCCAGGGTCGCCGAACATCATCCTGACCAGAGAGGACGGCGTGGCCCTGATCAACCTGGCAAGGAACAAATGCCACGACTGCGTGGAGGACGGCGAGGGCGCGAGGCAGTGCAAGCTGTACCAGTTCCTGGAGGCAACAACGCCGCTGGATGACTATGGCGACGGGCTGCTGTGCCCGTACATGCAGGCGGGATGGGAGTGATATAAGCTATGGCTAATAATGAGCCACCGCGCATCCCGTCGCTGTGTTGGGACTGCGCGAACGCTGTCATGGGCTGCGACTGGTCCCGGGAGTTTATCCCGATTGATGGCTGGACGGCGACACGGCGGGATCTGCACATTGCTGTCGGGCACGCGACAGAGTCTTACATAGTGCACGACTGCCCCGCATTCGCCCGGGACGCAATCGGAGGCGGGCAGAAATGGTGGCAGGACGGGGAGCCGGTCGTGCGGTCGAAGATGAGAGGCAGGAAGCCATTTGGAGGTTACGAGGTGGATGACTAAACGGGAGCTGTTGGAGTCATACAGGGCAATGGTAATTGACATCAATCTGATGGAGGAGCGCCTGGCATTCCTTGGGCGCTACATTGGCGGTCCGAAACCGCTCAGAGGTGTGCAGCTGACAGGGATGCCAAGAGGGACGAATGATCCGGAGGCGGCCATCTTGCAGCAGGAAGACAGCGATGCTGCGCTGCTCGACAAGATCCAGCAGAGGCTGAGTGAAACACGCAGACTGACATGGCAGTTTGAGCAGATCCTGGAGGACATCGCTGATCGGTGGGTGCGGGACATTGTGCAGGCGTACTACGGCCTGGGGTACTCTGACGAAAGGATTGGCATCGAGGTAGTCGGTATGAGTCAGTCAAACGTCAACAAACTTCGGAATGATTTTTTGAGGCAGTTGGATGAAAATGGGTAAAAAATTATAGAAGTGGTAATGAACATATAGTAACCTTATATCGTCGGAACCTGCCACCCAGGGTCGACACTCCTTTATTCAGGCAGGCGCTCGCAAACGTGGGCGCCTGTCAGTGTTTGTAAAAATCCATGAGAAATGAGTTTGCGGCATTCTACAAGTCTTGGCCGTGGATCCGGTGCGCACGCGCCTACAAGGCCAGCAAGAACGGCCTGTGTGAGCGTTGTCTGAAGGACGGGCTGATCGTCCCGGGCGAAGAGGTGCACCACAAGCAGCGCCTGACACTGGAGACACTGGACGATCCTGCTGTGGCTCTGAACTGGGACAACCTTGAGCTTTTGTGCAAGCGCTGTCACTTAGAGGAGCACAAAAAGGTTCGCTGGCGCGTGGATGACATGGGCCACGTGGATCTGTAAAGCCCCCCTGGTCGAAAATTGAAGCGGGAGGGCGCTCGGC